AAATGGGCGACAAGGCCACCACCACACTGGAACTGTCCTGCCGTACCTACAACCGTCTGGAAAATGGCGTTTCGGTGATCGATATCGACGTGCGCACCCAGAAGTTCGTACTGAACGGTGTCGACATTCTTGGCGATGCGCGCCGCGCCGTACTGATGCCTTAAAGGCCAGCGCAATCTGAAGCGAGCACGGTCAAGGTGGGAGCTGGCTTGCCTGCGATGCAGGCGACTCGGTATCCCTGGTGTATCGAGTGGATGCCATCGCAGGCAAGCCAGCTCCCACAGAGGCCGTGCTCAGGTTTAGATTTTTCGCACTTTTCAACACCGTTCAACAAGGAATTGCCCCATGGCCTGGATGCCACCGTTGCATACCCTGCTGGCCCCGATCACCGCCGACACCGGTGCAATGATCGAGCAGGTTCAACTCAAACCGTTGTTCTATGCCGCGCAAAAAGACGCGCTGGCCCGGGCCGGTGATGACGAGGACGACCAGTTCTTCGAACTGGCGAAACTCGCCACCGGCCTGTCGGAAAAAGAGCTCGACCAACTCAAGCGCCCGGACTACGTGAGCATTGCGCAGTACGTACACGAAATGTCGACACGCCCGGCCTCGTTCTTCTTGAAAGAACAGGACGTGACGACCCACGACCAGCCTGTCCACCTGCTATTACCCCTGGAAGCCGCCGGCCGAAACCTGTCGGAACTGCCCCTGGAAATGCCCGCCCTGCGCGCTACCAAGGTGATGAAAAAACTCGCCACTAACAAAGAGCGCGCCGAGTTCATCACCGCCCATTGCACGGGCCTGATGATTCCCGACCTGGCCGGCTTGACCGTGCCCGACTGGACGGAACTGCAGGAGCGTATCGACGATTTTTTAAATCAACCGGCGGACTTCTTTCGCAGCGCGACATCGAAGTAATCCTCGATGTGGTGCCGCTGATCTATTCGGTCACTGAGGCGGAAATCCTCGACTGGGACGCCGGTAAAGCATTGCGCCGCTACGACATTGCGATTACTCGCCTTGGCGTTAAACAGGAGTAAGCGGGATGCAGAACAGCTATTCGCTCGCATATGCCGTCGCCTTGAATGGCCGGGATGCGTTCGGCAATACAAACGGCGCACATGACGCCGATATCCTCAGCCCCGGTGCGTTGTCGGTTGGCAGCCCACCCCCGTCAACGGATTTGGCGGCCTTGTCCGGGACAGTTGCCGCGCTCGCCAACGCAACGCTGAAACTTGATGAACTGGCACTGTCGCTCGGCTCATTGCGTGAGGGTGTAGATTCGCTCGACACCGCCTTGTCGACGCTGCGGGCAATTGATGTGCGTTCATCCAATGTGGGTGAGCGAACAGAATCGAAGACGGTATCTGAATCCGCTTCGAGCACCTCTGAGGATCTACGCCATACCCGCGAGGCCATGACCCTGGGCAACGCCCAGATACTAGACCTGGCAAGCGCGCTGCAGCATTCAGGCAGCTATTTGAAGTTCGACAAATCCGCGACGTCGGAGAAGTCAGTCAAGGTGCTGCGCGAGGAGTCGAGCGAAAGCAGCAAACGCTTCTCTACAACCCTGGATGCCACATCGGTCTGGGGAGAATCGCTTTGGCTGAAAGCCAAGACGAGCCTGACGGACAGCGCCAATGTCGCCGCTGAAGACTCACCGGTTCTGGCGAGCGCGATCAAAACGGCTGGAGCTGTTACGCCGGTGTTTACCGAACTGTTCTCAGGTTTGGGAGACACGATAAAAAGCCGCGTTGCCGGCAATGTGGTCGATGCGACGCTGGGTAAGCTCCCCGGTGTTGGCAAGCTGTTCAAGGATGGCGGTTCGGAGAAAGACAAAGCGTGCTGCTGTGCGACCGCAACTGAGCGCCCGATTGGAAGTCGACGTTCGCGCTCGCAGGGCTCCCGGGGGAAAAAGAGATCTCGTCAGTCGTCCTCGCAAAAACAGCAGAGATCTCGAAGCCCTCAAAGCGCGCAGAGCAGGCAAAAGAAACAGCCGCTTGCGCCGAAGACAGCCTCGACCAAACGATCGCCGGCAGGCAGGAAAGGCGGTGTGTTTGCCAGGATTCTAAGCGGCCTCGAACGTGATGCAAAAGCGTTGTTACCGCCGCCGTTTTTAGGCCTGAATGCCGCTGGCCCGGCTCAGCGGTTGCAACCCCGTGAGGGGCTGGCGAACGGTCGAGCAAAGAACCCATCCGCAGGCCCGTCGACCGCGAACAAAGGCCCCGGGCTGATCGAGGCACTAGAGCGCAAGCTCATCCCCATGCCTTTCGAAAGCCGGGTAACGACTCCGGCCTATACTCCCGATTTCAAGCGTGAACCTCTGTCGGGCAGGCTGAAGATGCCTGCCAACCCGCTGGGAACCGTGAGCAGATTGGGATTGGCCGGAGCCCGCCGCCTAGGTCCACTGAAGTACGTCGACACCGCCGTGGATGTGATCCAGGGCGTGCGCACTGGTGACGTCAAGTCTGTCGGTTCTGGCCTGAGCACCGCCGGTGGCGCCTGGGCCGGGGCGTCCGCCGGCGCCGCTCTCGGCACCCTGGTTTTCCCTGGTATCGGCACCGCAGTCGGCGGCGCCATCGGTGGCTTGCTCGGCAGCGAAGCAGGCAGTTGGCTTGGGGATAAGTTGTTCGCTTCAAGCGATCGTCTGCCTGCGCCGAACGCCCTGAGTAAAGAGCTCAACAGCGCGCGAACAGACAACGTCCAGGTCACGCTCTCACCGAGCATCCAGATCACCGGCGTCAACCCGGCGGACGCTCAGCAGGTGGTCAATCAGGTGATCCAGGCCCTGCAGTTTCAATGCGTGCCGATGGTTACCGACTCCCTGGGCATCCGGCGCAACGCGGCCCTGGCCGATCCTTCAGGAGGTGATTGATGCGACAACAAATGGTGCTGGGCGACTTTATTTTTGGCTTGTCCCGAGGTTTTGCCTATTCGTCGCTGATGCGCAACAGCGACGGCGGTTGGAGTGACCTGGCGATCATTGCCAGTAAACCGCAGTCGCGCCAGAACGGCCAGAAGCTGGAAAAACTCACGTTCAGCGGCACCGCCATGTACGCCGTCGGTATGCAACGCCTGGACGAATTGCGCGCTCTGCAAAATGCGCGGGCGCCGTTGCCGCTGGTCGATGGCATCGGCCGTAACTGGGGCCAGTGGCGGATCAATGCGGTGGTGGAAAACCAGAGCCATGTGATCGATGACGGCACTGCCATGGTCATGACCTGGACCCTTGAACTGGAGGAATTCGTCAATGCGTAGAGTGCGAAGTATTGCCGGTGACTCGGTCAACCTGTTGCTCTACCGCGAATTGGGGCGTTGCGATGACGCGGCGGAAGAAACCCTCTGGCGCTTGAACCCTGAACTCGCCGAATACGGCCCGGTACTGCCCGCAGGTATATGGGTGATTGTGCCTGAGATGCAAGCCAGGCCGGCCGCGGTGCGTCCCGTCCTGGCCTGGGATTAAGGAGGGGGTATGGCACAGGGATTCACCCCGATCGTGGAGTTCTATGGCGCCAATGCGACGCTGCTCAATCAACGCCTGATGCACTGGAGCCACACCGACGCGGCAGGCATCGAGACCGATCGCCTGGAGCTGACCCTCAACATCGAAGGGTTGGAAGGCTTGCCCAGCCTCAGTGGCAAGATCGGCCTGCGCGTCGGCTATCAGGAAACCGGCCTGGTGGAAAAAGGCGAATTTGTCGTCACCCAACGAACCCCGGTGCTCTTTCCAATGCGCCTGATGATCGTGGCCACCGCCGCACCCTTCAGCGGGACGGATAAAAGCGGCTACCGCCAGCGCCGTTCCGCCAGTCATGGGCCGACCACCCTGGGCGCATTGTTCCGGCAACTGGTCAGCCGCCACGGTTTTTCGCCGCGTGTGGCACCCACGCTGGACGGTATTACGATCGAGCATATCGACCAGTCCAACGAAAGCGACATGGCCTTCATCACCCGCCTGGCCAAGCGTTACAACGCGGTCACCAAGCCGTTCAACGAGCTTTATGTGCTGGCCGAAGCGGGGCAGGCCAAGTCACTCACCGGCCAGTTGCTGCCCGAAGTAAAGCTGTCCGTGACACACGATAACCGCCCGGGAAACCAGGCCTTTATCACCGCCAAGCTTGATGAAAAATCGCGCTCCAAATACATGGGCAGCCGCGTCAGCTGGTGGGACGCCGCTGCAGGCAAACAGCGTGTGGTTCAGATCGGAATAGCCCCGTTCAAGACCTTGCGCCAGCCTTGCCAGAACGAAGCCGAAGCCCGCGCCGTGGCCGAAGGTGAACTACGCCGCGTGGGCCGTGAAGGCTTGAAGTTACAGATCGATTGCCCAGGCAACCCGTTGCTGGCAGCCGAAGGGTTGCTGGTGCTGGATGACACCTGGCCTGTTTACATGCAGGGGCGCTGGTCGATTACCAAAGTGACCCACGTTGGCGACCCGGCGACGGGGTATCGCAGTTCGATCATGGCTGGTGGGTTGGCGTCTTGATCGTCACCGTTGCACGTTGCGCACGCTCACCACTGACTCGCTACAGGAACCAGGATGCCTATGAATGACGAAGAATTGGCCGCGATCAACCGTTTGATCGCCGCCCTGCAAACCCAGACCGATGGCCAGGTGGCGCTCAATGCCGCCATTCGGCTGTTGGCCCAGAGCAACCAGGCGTTGGTCGACGTGATCAAGAGCCGAGAACCGGACCCGAATGCACCGCCTTACCTGGACGGCAAACCGGCGCCCTGATCCCGTCTCGACCTGCCTTGTACGCAGCAACATAGCCGTTGCACCCCACAACCCGCCTTCGCGGGTTTTTTATTGTTCATGGAGAACACTCGATGTCGATTCTTACCCAAGGTACCCAGATTTTCGCCCTCGTTCCGCCGGTCTCCGGCACCGGGCCCTATACCGTGCTGGAAGTTGAGCACGCCACTTCGTTCGAGCCGGGCGGCGCGCCGGCTGAGCAGATTGAAGACACCAGCCTCAATGCCGAGGAGCGCAGCTACAAAAAAGGTTTGCGCACCCCAGGTACGGCGAGCCTTGGCCTGAATGCCGACCCGACCAACGCCAGCCATATCCGCTTGCACCAGCTGTCTGAAGCCAAGGGCGATACCGGCGTGAAGTGGGCCGTGGGCTGGTCCGACGGCAAGGATGTACTGCCGGCCGTCAACGCTAAAGGCGATGGCTTTGAACTGCCGGCGACGCGCACCTGGTTCACCTTCGACGGCTACGTGTCGGACTTCCCGTTCAACTTCGCCCTGAACGCGGTCGTGACCACCACCGTCACCATCCAACGCACCGGCGCCAGCGCCTGGATCAAGAAAGCCTGAGAGACGCCATGAACCTCAAACAACTGAAAGCCAAGGGCGGCATCGTCGATGGCCAACTGGTGAAGAAGGAAATCAGCTGGACGCACCTGGACAGCAAAACCGGCAAGGAAGTGACTGACACCTTCACGTTGCATATCCGCCGCCAGTCTTTCGGCGTGATCGAGCGTCTGTTCAGCCAGGGCGAATCAGCACAGAGCCGCAACGCCAGCTATCTCGCCGCGTCAGTGTCGCTGGGTGCCGAGGGTGATGAAGCTCTGAGTTACGACGATGCGTTCGGCCTTGAGCCGTCATTGGGGTTTGTGATCCTCAATGCAGTCAATGAGGTCAATGGCACCCAGGGTGGCGGCGCAAAGAACTGACGGTCGCCGATGAGTTCTGGCACGAACTGGTGCTGAACGGAGTCGGCGGCCGCACGATCGCCGAAGCCAAGGAACGCATGACCTACCACGAAGCCCTGGCCTGGGGGCGCTATATCGACCGATATGGCTCCCTGCACGCCGGTAGGCGGCTGGAGGCGGGCAGCGCGTTGGTGGCGCTGCAGACCCACCGGCTGGGCGGCGGCACGGCCGAGATGATTGACTTCATGCCCCACGAGCTGCGCCGGGGTGTGTCGCTCGAACGTGCGATGAACGAGTGGCGTTAAGGACGACGCGACTTTCCATGAAACCCGTTTCGACGGGTTTTATCCATGACCCGGAGAAACCTATGGCAACTGCTTCCCAGGGTAATCTGACGCTCAACCTCGGCAGCCTGGAGCAGGCCCTGGCGAAGGCGTCACGGATTACCGAAAACAGCATGCGCGAGATGCAGCAGAAGATCGAGGACGCCAGCAAAAAGGTCAGCGCCTCTGCCGCAGCGGCGCTACAGGTCACGTCCGGCCAGTTCAAGAGCTTTCAAAGGGCCTATGACCCGGCCACGGATGCGGCAGAAAAATTTATCCAGAAAAATGCGCAGTTGATGCAAGTGCTCAAACAGAGCCAGGGTGCGCAGAATGATTTTGTTGGGGCGTTGGATGCGCAGTCCAGTTATACCGAGCGGGCGGGGCTGAAGTTTCCAACGGGTGGGCCGTATGGGGATGCAGCTTCATCGGATCAGGAGGGGATGGCTCTTCTGAGTGAAGAAAAAACTGGGCAGGTTAAAAGTAATTTCGCCGATATGACCCAACTGCTCGATGATTGGCGCGAAGGCGCCAGTGCTGCGTTCAGAGAGTATTCTACTAACGCAGGTACGGCAGCCGAGCAATCGAAGGCGGTGTTCGCCAGTGCTTTTGAAAAGATGGACGCCGCGGTCCTGACGTTTGCGACTACGGGGAAGTTCAACTTCTCTGACTTTGCCACCTCGGTACTTAAAGACATGGCGGCGATGGCTGCCAAAACGGCGGCCTCTAGTGCCCTGAAGTCGTTGTTCAGTTTGGCCGGCTCGGCCATCACCAGTTGGTTGAGCCCTTCTGTTCCAGCAGGTTCAGTGCTGGGGCCAAGCGGGTATCAAAATGAACTCAATGTCTCCGGCATTAAGTATGCCAATGGGGGGGTATTTACCAACTCCATTGCGACCAGCCCCACACTGGCCCCCATGGCCCTCTTCGGCGAAGCCGGCCCCGAAGCCATCATGCCTCTGAGCCGTGGTTCCGACGGCTCCCTGGGCGTGCGCGCATTGGGCGGCGGCCAAGCAGGCAACACCAGCAGCAACCAGGTGGTGATCCAACAAACCATCAACGTTGCCGACGGCCAAGGCTCAGGCACCGACACCAACGCCCAGAACGTCGCCCGCGCCTACGCCGGCTCAGCCCGCCAGGGCGCCGCCGAGCAGATCGCCCGTGACCTCAAACCGGGCGGGCAAATCTGGTCGGCCATCAACGGCCGCTGACCCTCAACGGCTTACGCCTGGAGAAAACATGAGCACAGAAACTTTCACATGGGTGCCCAAGGTGGAGCCCGTCGGCAGCGTCGAGTTTCGTCTTAAGACGGCCAAGTTCGGCGATGGCTACCAGCAGACGGCAGCGGACGGGATCAACAACAAAACCCAGTCCTGGCCACTGACGTTCGTGGGTGACGAGGCGCGCATCAAAGCGATTGTTGCTTTCCTTGATCGCCATGCCGGCGCCAAGGCGTTCAACTGGACCGCACCACTGGCAGGGGCTGCGTTGTATCGCTGCAAGGGTTACCAGCCAACGCCCATGGGCGCCGGGCTCTACTCCCTGACGGCGACGTTCGAGCAAGCCTTCCACCCCTAGCGCCGCCTCCACCCCGCCACAGTGCGTAATGCCGTTCAGTTAAGCGTATATCGCCTCTGTAGGAGCGAGCTTGCTCGCGAAAAACGTTAACGATAACGCGTGTTTCCTGATTGAACGCGGCGCCTGTGAGTTTTTCGCGAGCAAGCTCGCTCCTACAAAAAGCCTTAACTGAACGGCATTACGCCACAGTGCGGGGTTTTCTTTGCCCGGAGAAACATATGTCTATCACCGCAGATATCCAGACCCTGGAGCCCGGGGCCTGGGTGGAGCTTTTTGAGCTCGACGCCACTTCCCTGGGGGCCGAGTTGTATAGGTTCCATGGTTATCCTCAAGAATCATCGATCTTCTGGCAGGGCCACGAGTATTCCCCCTGGCCGATCCAGGCCGAGGGCTTTGAAATATCGGGGCAGGGCACCCAACCGACGCCGACACTGGCCGTAGGCAACGTGGGTGGTTTCATCACGGCGCTGGTGCTGTATTTCGAGGATTTGGTAGGCGCGCGCCTGATCCGCCATCGCACTCTGGCCAAGTACCTCGACGGCCAGCCCGAAGCCGATCCGGAAGAGGAACTGCCGCCGGACATCTGGTACGTCGAGCGCAAAGTCGCGGAAAGCAGCGAGACGGTGGAGTTCGAACTGGCCAGTGCGCTGGACTTCAACGGCGTGCAGCTGCCACGTCGCCAGATCGTTGCCAACGTGTGTTGGTGGCTCAGTTGCGGTGGTTACCGCGGCCCTTATTGCGGCTACAACGGCGGCCCGGTGGCGGATGCCAATGACGTGATCGTCACCGACGCGGCCAAGGATAAATGCGGTGGGCGGCTGACCAGCTGCAAGCTGCGTTTCGGAGAGAACAACCCGCTGCCCTACGGCTCATTTCCGGCAGCCGGCCTGTTGCGGAGCTGAGCATGAACAAGACCAACCTGGCGGCGATTGCCCGGCACGCCGTGGCCGCGTATCCCCATGAGTGCTGCGGCCTGCTGATTCGCGAAGGGCGCAAGCGTGTGTATGTGCCGTGTCGAAATACGGCGAGCACGCCCAGCGAACACTTTCGCCTGGCGCCCGAGGACTACGCCGGCGCCGAAGAGCGGGGAGAGATTCTCGCAGTAGTACACAGCCATCCGGATTGTCCGGCGACACCCAGTGAAGCAGACCGCGTGGCGTGCGAAGCCTCCGGGTTGCCCTGGCACATTGTGGAAGTACGCACGGAAGACGATGGGCAGGTCCGCACCGGTGAATGGGCCAGTTGCACGCCGAACGGCTACCAGGCGCCCCTGATCGGTCGCGCCTTCGCCCACGGTGTGCATGACTGCCTGAGCATCATCCTCGACTACTACCGTCGCGAGCTGGGCATCGAGCTTGGCGACTATCAGCGCGAAGACGGTTGGTGGGACAAGGGCGGCAACCTCTACCTGGACAACCTGCCGGCCGCTGGCTTCGTGCAGGTCAGTCAACTGCAACAGGGCGATATCGTACTGATGCAGATCCGCTCGCCAGTGCCCAACCATGCTGCGATCTACCTGGCCGACGGCGTGCTGCAAAGTGAACCCGAACATTACCCGGCCCCAGGTTCGATCCTGCACCACCTGTATGGCCGCGACAGCAAGCGCGATACCTACGGCGGCTATTGGGGCGAGGTGACGGTGAGCTATTGGCGACACGGCCTGCGGGCCAAACACTAACCACATCGGCGGATCATTCGCCGGGAGGATGCCATGCATCATGAAAAAGTCAGGACGGTGCGCCTCTACGGCAGCCTGGGCGCCAGCTTCGGGCGCGTGCATCGGCTGGCGGTGAGCAATGCTTCAGAAGCGATCCATGCGCTGTGCATTCTGGTGCCGGGGTTCGAGCGTTTCTTGATGGAGTCCAAGGACCGGGGCGTGACGTATTCGATTTTCCTGGGTCGTGACAACATTGGCCAGGATCGCCTCAAGGCACCTCCAGGCGCTGCGGATATACGTATCGCACCGGTACTGATGGGCAGCAAACGCGCAGGGTCCATGCAAACCATTATTGGCGTGGCGCTGATTGTCGCTGCCTCGTACTTCTCTGGCGGTCTGGCCTCGGGAAGTTCCTCAGCCTTGATCGGTGCTTCATCCACCACTGGCTGGACCTTTGCCGCGAGCATGGGGATTTCCATGGCCATGGGCGGCGTTATGCAGTTGATGTCGCCGATGGCCAAAGGCCTGGGCACCATGGACCGTCCGGAAAACCGTGCGAGTTACAGCTTCAATGGGCCGGTCAATACCAGCATTCAAGGCAGCCCTGTGGGCCTGCTTTATGGTCAGTTGACGGTAGGCAGCGCGGTAATCAGCGCGGGCATTTATGCACAGGACCAACTATGAGGAAGATTGCGGTGACTCCCAATTCCCAAACGTGCGTGCCAGCCACACAACAAACCGCTGCCGAAAAGGTGCGCACGGTTCGCCTGTATGGCGTGCTGGGTGCCCGCTTTGGCAGAGTGCATCGATTGGCAGTCAGTAGCGTTTCAGAGGCCATACATGCCCTGAGCATCCTCCTGCCCGGCTTTGAACGTTTCCTGATGGAGTCCAAAGACAACGGGCTGACCTATTCGGTGTTCACGGGCAAGGAAAACATTCCCCAGGAGCGCCTCGGTGCCCCGGTCGGCAATGACGACATCCGCCTGGCGCCAGTGCTGATCGGCAGCAAGCGCGCGGGCGCCCTGCAGACCATTGTCGGCGCGGTGCTGATTGTTGTTGGCGCGATTATCACAGGCGGTACCTTTGGTGCCGGCGCACCGTTTGGTTCGGGCATGATCATGATGGGCGCCTCCATGGTAATGGGAGGCGTGATGCAGATGTTGTCACCCGTACCCAAGGGGCTGGCGGCACAAGATGGCCCCAATAACCGCGCCAGCTACAGCTTCAACGGACCGGTCAACACCAGTGCCCAGGGCAACCCGGTAGGCCTGCTTTACGGCCAACTGATCGTCGGCAGCTCCGTGATCAGCGCCGGGATCTACACCCAGGATCAACTCTAACGTTCCTGCTCTTCAACCAGCCCGCCGAGTGCGGGCTTTATTTCGCCTGAAGGAAAGCCATGACTGACTTCACTCTCGCTGGCAGCAAAGGCGGCGCGTCCAAGCCCCGTCCCTCCGTGGAGGCGCCAGACAGCCTGCAAAGTACGGCCTATGCCCGTATCCTCGATCTCGTCAGCGAAGGCGAGATTGTCGGTTTGAAAAACGATAAGCGCTCGGTGTTTCTCGACGAGACCCCGCTGGCCAACGCCGATGGCAGCCTCAACTTCAGTGGCGTGACCCTCGACACCCGCAATGGCAGCCAGGACCAGTCACACATACCTGGCTTCCCGGCGGTGGAAAACGAAAGCCCGGTGTCGATCGAGCTGCGCAGCGATCAGCCCTGGACCAAGTCCTATTCCAACCTGCAACTGTCGGCGGTACGGGTTCGCCTGGCCGTGACGCGGCTGTCGCAGACCAACACCAGCAACGGCGACACTAACGGTTATACCGTGCAGTACGCCATCGACCTGTCTACCGACGGCGGTGCGTTTACAGAGGTGCTGGCCGCTGCGTTCAGCGGTAAAACCACCACCAAGTACGAACGTTCCCACCGCGTTGACTTGCCCCCAGCCAAAGTGGGCTGGGCCCTGCGCGTGCGGCGTATTACACCCAACTCCACCAGTGGTGCGATTGCCGATACCACCACCGTGGAGTCTTCCACCGAGGTGATTGACGCCAAGCTGCGCTACCCGGGCTCGGCGCTGATCGGCCTGCAATTCGATGCCGCACAATTTCAGTCGATCCCCTCGCGCTCTTTCGAACTGCGCGGGCGCATCATCAAGGTGCCGAGCAACTACGACCCGCAAAACCGTGTTTACAGCGGTGTGTGGGACGGCACGTTCAAATCTGCCTGGACCGACAACCCGGCCTGGATTTACTACGATCTGCTGTTGCACCAACGCTATGGCCTGGGCCACCTGCTCAACGCCGGTCAAGTAGATAAGTGGGAGCTGTACCGCATCGGGCAGTACTGCGACCAGCCGGTGTCCGACGGCAAGGGCGGCACCGAACCGCGCTTCACCTGCAACCTGTACCTGTCGGTGCGCGCCGATGCCTTGAAGGTGTTGCAAGACTTGGCGACCACCTTCCGTGGCATGTCCTACTGGGGCGCGGGTTCCGTGATGGCGGTGGCGGATATGCCGGAAGACCCGGTCTACACCTACTCCAACGCCAACGTGATCGGCGGCCAGTTCATCTACGGCGGTTCGGCGAAAAAGACCCGCTACACCGTCGCCCTGGTCAGTTGGAATGACCCGACGGATTTCTATCGCCAGAAGGTGCAATACGTCGACGACGCCGAAGGCATCGCGCGCTACGGCATCCAGCAAACCGAAATCAGCGCCACCGGTTGCACGTCGCAAGCCCAAGCCCAGCGCATCGGCAAATGGGCGTTGCTGACCAACCGCCTGGAAACCGAAAGCGTGACCTTCGCGGTCGGCCTCGACGGCACCCTGGCGCGCCCCGGCCAGATCATCCGCGTGGCCGACAACGACCGCGCCGGCCGCCGTATTGGCGGGCGCCTGCGTGCTGCCACACTCGACAGCCTGACCCTGGATGCCGAAGTCACCGCCACTGCCGGCGACACCATCACCCTGGTGATGCCCAACGGCAAGGCGGTGTCCCGAGCGGTAAAATCCGTCAGCGCCGCAGGTGCGGATGAGCAGTTGGTAGTGCTGCAAACCAGGCTCGACGAACTCCCGCCGGCCCAATCGATCTGGGCTATCGATTCGGCGACCCTGGCTTTGCAACAGTTCCGCGTGCTGTCGATTTCCGAAGACTTTTCGGATGACGAAATCAAATACAGCCTCAGCGCGGTCAAGCACGTACCGAGCAAATTTGCCGCCATCGACAACGGCGCCAAAATCGACCGCCCGCCGATCACCGTGATCCCACCGAGCGTGCAAGCGGCGCCGACCGGCGTGATGGTCAGCAACGACCATTTCGTCGAGCAAGGCAGCGCGGTCAATGTCATGACCATCGAGTGGCAGCGAGTGGCCAATGCCATTGCGTACGAGGCTTACTGGCGCAAGAACGACGGTGAGTGGGTCTACGCAGGCCGCACGGGCGGCAGTTCTATCGAGGTGTCCGGCATTTATGCCGGGCGTTATGTGGCCAAGGTGCGGGCGATCAACGCGCTGGATATCGGCTCCCTGTATAGCGAGTCCGTGGAAACCGTCCTTAACGGCAAGACCACACTGCCGCCGACCGTGGCCGCGCTGACGACGGAGTCGTTGGTGTTTGCGATCAAGGTCAAATGGCAGATTCCGCAGGGTGTGAGCACGGCGGATTTGCAGCGTACGGAGATTTGGTACGGCAAAACCGCTGATCTGGCGATGGCAACTAAGTTGGGGGATTACGCCTATCCGCAAAGCGAGCTGACGTTGATGGGCCTAGCTGCTGGTACATCACTTTTTTTCTGGGCAAGACTTGTGGACCGCACTGGCAACATCGGTCCTTTTTACCCGGTGACCGGGGCTGTGAATGGTCGTGCAAGCTCTGATCAGACGGAATACGACAAATACTTTGCCAATACCATTGGCAAGGGAGCACTTTACGAGAGTTTGCGTCAGGAAATTGATCTTATTGAAGGGGCGGGGCCCGGATCGGTGAATGATCGATTGGCCCAGGCGAAGAAGGAATTTCAGGATTTGATTGCTGAAGTTTCCGATGCCTTGGAGTACGAGCCCACTACTACCTATACAAAAGGTGACATGGTCCGCCAAGGGCAACATCTATTTCAGGCGATCATTGCAGTGCCTGCAAATGCTCCACCGCCAAACCCTGGCTACTGGTTCGATGTGGGCACCATTGCCGAAACCAATGCCGCCATGGCGTTGGAGATCAGCAAGAACTCCAGCGCTGTTGAGGCGGTAGACGGTAGGGTCAAAGCTACCTCCGAAAAGCTGGATGGTGTCTACGCCTTGGTCAAATCCGGCTCTGTCGGAGATGAGGCTGGAAGTGCCGGCGACAGCACATCTTCCGTAGGTGTGTGGTCTTTAATGTCGGCGATTGCTGAGCGGGACTTTGCGCAATCACAACGCTCCGACGGGCTGGAGGCCAAAGTGGGGCAAAACGCTGCAAGCATTATTGATGTGGCGAAAACGTCGGCAACCGTCACGCAGGCACTGGCGTCTAGGGTGACCACCTTAAACACCAAGGTAGATACGAACGCTTCGACTTTCACTTCCCAGATCAGCCTGTTAACCGATGTGGACAGGGCGCAAGGTGAAAAAGTCGAAAGTATTCGCGTGACGACTGGAAAAAACACCTCAGACATTCAGGAGACCAACCGGGTACTGGCTACCACCGACGGCAAGGTTTCGGCCATGAAAACACTCAAGGTCGAAACCAACAAGGACGGCAAGAAGGTGATGGCGGGTCTTGCCCTGGGGGCCGACGGTGATACGGCTGAGATCATTGCCTTTGCCCAGCGCTTTTCGGTGGTTGATGAAGTAGGAGGGGCGTTGGTGACGCCGTTCGTAGTGAATAACGGCCAGGTATTTATCAACACGGCGGTGATCAACACGGCGTTTATCCAAGACATCGTTTTGGGTATGACCCTGACGTCTGAAACCAAGGACGCAAATGGCCTGCCGCTGCTTGAAATCAATGTGAAGGCGGGGACTTTCACTCTTCGCAGCTCAGGCGGAGGTGGTTCTGCGTTGCTTAATAATGATGGCCTGGCGGTGTTTGATGCTGGAGGTGTGAAAAGAACTATGGTCGGGAGATTGTCGTAATGGCGGAGTACGGATTGAATGTTTTCGATAGCCATGGCGTAAAGACATTGGGTATGGAGGATTTCACTATTCAGCGTCTTGGTTGGAAGATTATTCCAGCTATCACTACGGGCGGCGGAGGTGTGAGAAGTAACTACGACATCGTCATGGATGTGCCGGGCTACGACCCTGCTAAATGCTTCGTTCTTATTACGCCCAGAAAGTACGCCGGGTATGATCAGTCAATATCTGATAGTTGGCCAGTCCTCCCTACCTACAAGGATTTGGGAGGCACTCAGATAGGGATACGCACTTGGTTGAATTATGGTGTCTATGACGGCCATCGCTATAAATATTATTGGTCGGCCAAGACGGTAGAGTGTGTCGTTGAAGTGATGAGGGTAACTTGATGGCTTATGGGCTTTCGGCGACAAATAGCATAGGTGATGTAGTCATCAGTAGCGACCATAAGGTGTTGGTGTTCTCAGAAAGGGGGCAATTCAGAATCCAATCTAGATATACAGATAGGCCGGGCTACGGCGCTGTAAATTTCGCAATGCCGATTCTGACGCAAGAGCCACCTCAGATATTTCTAAGAATTATAACGCCCAGCCACCCTAGTTTAAGCCTTTACACTACGATACTCGGTGTGCCAGGTAAATGGACAGGATTCAAAGTTACTTCTGGCGCCATGGGTGGAAAATACCTTCAGAATCATCTAATGGAATACGTGTCGTGCAAGTATGCTGATCAGAGAAGCAGCAGTGCTTACGGTATGGAGATTTACGATGAAAATGCCAACGTAGACTTCTCGTCAAGTGATCGGGTCGTTCGCTATAGTCGATTTACGAAAAGCTGGTCTTACAGTCAGTCCGTAAACTATTTCGACTCTTGGGATAGCGGGTTGATTATGGATGTTGATGATTATTTAAGTGTTTCTAGCATGGATAGGGGGATGAGCTGGTTTGTCAATCACGCTCAGTATGCCTCTTTGCACATGATGACAGGGAATGAGCGTAAGGTGCGCGTTAGTGTTCAGCGCTCAACGCTGGGTGACTCAATTAATATTGATAATTTGGGTGTGACTTATTTTTCAATTCCAATCTGTAAATTTCCCATTGATCGCTACTACAACTAACGTCTCTGTGTATGTGAGTGGCAGGGTAGCAGGAGAGCCGTAATCGCAACTTCGCGATACTTTTTATTTTGGATATTCAAATGGCACGACAAGAAATCAATCTTGGCGCACTCCCCAGCGGGATAGGCGGAGACACTCCGCGAAGTGCGATGACCAAGATTAATGCGATGACGTATGAACTATACAGCGGCGATGCCTTGGCAAAAGCCAATGGCTGGGGCGGAACCACCCCCATTGCCATGCAACCCACTGAGAGTGCCGACAACTTACCGATTGTGAATGGGCTGTTCATGTTCGGCAATGGTGGTGTCTCTCTGCCATACCCTTACGTATTCATCATTCAGGTGCTCTCGGGATCGGGTGGATATGTGCGGCAAGTTGCCTATAGCCTTTTAGAGAACGTGACCTGGGAACGTCAGTTTTTGCAAGGAGCCGCTGCGGGCAAAGCCTGGACGCAGGTTATCAAGGCGGGTGATTTTGGCGTAGGCGGTGTGGTCAAGATACTCACCACCAGTGCGGACGCAGTGGCGGCCACCGGAGAGTACTACGGCAACAATATTCCCGGCCCCAATGGCCCCAACAGCTATGGCTTTTTGTCGCACAAATATTTGTCGGCTGTGTACTCCACTCAGGAGTGGGTCAACCCCGATACCACGAACACCGCGTTCAGGCGAGTCAACGCCAACGGCACATGGACACCATGGGCGCGCCTGTACACAGGTGCCAATGCCGAAGGCGATCCGGTATCGGGTGTCGGGTTGATGAGTAAAACAGTGGTAGGCGGCTGGAATATCAGTAAGTACATCAACGGCCAGATTTGCATTCAGGGCTATAGTCCGGTCAGTGCGGTATTGCCACCTAATCAGCCTACGGTGGTGACGGTTGCTTTGCCGGTGGCAATCGTATTGGGCAGTGGCAGCGTTTATGTAAATCCGCAGCCTCAGATGACTTATGAACATTTCGGCGCGTTGAACTGCTACGTCAACGGGACCAGTGCGGTGGACATCATCATCAGAAATGGCTCGACCGCTCAAAGTTTCCAAAACGCCGTGACTGTATGGGGAGCCTGGAAATGATCAGGATCAAACTGTTTCCCTTCTTGACGGATGAGCCGCTGAAGGTCTCTGTGCGCGATGAAGTGATCACGGTCAACGGCCGGGATTTTGATCTTTCGGTCATCCCGGACGGTTATCGCCTTCTCGCCAGCGCAATGGGCAGTGACTGCTTCGTAGATGAGATCGTACGAATCCATGGCGACCTGAGCCTCACGCTTAAATTGCCGGTCAAGTGGGATGATCCGCCGTCACTGCGCAACCCGGTTGAGCCTACGATCATTGAGGTGAGCTCCAATGGGCCAGTTGAAATACCCATCTCTGCAATAACTGAAGAACGTTCAGCACCCTCCCTGGAAGAGGTGATCCATGATTGATGTCAGCCAATTGCAAAAAATAAAGAGCGCCCAGGAGCTGGAGGAGGATCTCGCCCTTGATCAGGCCCATGGCTACCTCAGGGACAGTGACTGGTATGCGTTTGCGCAGCTGGAGGAAGGCACCCCGATGCCTGCGGATATCAAAGCCGCTCGCAATGCGGCACGCGCCACGATCTACCGGCTTGCTGAAAAACGCCTGCCCTGAAAAATGCGCAGACATCCCGTACCCGCTTTTTAGCGGGTCTTTTATTGCCCGACTATGGAGAGTCCCCATGGCACGACAGGAAATCAATATTGGTGCGGCACCCACTGGCGTCGGCGGTGATACTCCGCGCAGCGCCAGTATCAAGATCAACGCAATGACCCAGGAGTTGTTCGCTCGCCAGGCTCAGTTGGGCACGGCAGCCACTCAAAACGTAGTGACCGGCAGCGATGACTTCACCCCAGGGCGGGTGTCAATGATGGGGCATGCGGGTTGGGGTAGTACTCCGATTTCGAGATCGCCTACCGACGATGCTAACGAGTTGCCTCGAGTCAGTGGTCTGTTTCAATTCGGCAATGGCGGTATCAACCTGCCTAACCCGTTCGTGCAGATTCTGCAGATAGCCAACTCCGGCGGCTACGTCTGGCAAACCGCGAAGGCTATGCTTGATGAGTCGGTTTATATGCGAGGTCGACGTGGGGATGGTGCTTGGTCCCCGTGGCGGGCTGACATCAATTCATCGTTGTTTGCGATCGGGATCGGGCAAGGTGCCTCGACCGGAGAACTAATGGGGCTGTCGGCTGCACAAACCGCATCCCCAAATAAAGCCAATACGGGGCTGTACAGTTATTACGGTCACCCGGATGGCGTACCGGGGTTTGGTGCAATCAGTGTGCTCTCTCAAGCTTGGGGCCATGATCCGCAGTGGCGTGCGCAGTTGTCGATGGCGGTATCGGGGGATGGTATTCACTTCCGCCAGTTCAGCGTCAACCCAGGCGCGGCGGCACCCAACTGGCGCAGCATTCTTCATAACGGTAACGCGATTTCCGGGGTGCTCAACGCTGGCCCTTCGGGCGCCTTACCAATTAATTCCGGGCTGATCGAACGTGGCGGTGCGCTCGACAACTGGTATTTCCGCTTTGCTGGCGGTTTGCAAATCTGTCAGCAGCGCTTCACCGGCTACACCGCTGGTGTCACGCGCAACGTTGCATGGCTGGCGGCTTTCGCGGACACGCCTGTGGCGGTGTTCCCCAACATTTACCCGTCGGTTGACTGGGACATGTCGGCCAGGTGCTACGGCAATAGTGGCTCCTACTTTTTTATGTCTGACCGGACGCTGAACAATGTCGTGACAGTGACGGCAATCGGGAGATGGCACGCATGATTATTCACCATGTTCCTTTTCGGCCTCTTGGTATCGCGACTCCCACGACAGCCTTTGTCGAAGGTGAAACATTGATCCTGAATGACCAAAGGATTGACCTTTCGCAGATCCCTGACGGGATGACCCTGCCGATGTCCGCCATCGGGCATGAATTGTTCGCAGGGCCCGTCACCCGTCGTAATGGCGAGATCGAATTGACCTTGAAGCTGGCCGTCAACGCGGGTGCGCCAGCTTATATGTGGCAGAACGGCAGGCTCCAGGTATCGGCCGGGCCGGTTCCCTTTCCGGTCGAGCCGATTGATCCGCCCAATCACTCAGCCAAACCCTTGGAGGACTTGAGCGATGTTTGATTTGTCGAAGCTTGAAAAAAACCAGACCCCCCAAGACCTCCAGGCACAGGCGGACTCCCGTGAGGCCCTTGCTTATCTGGCGTCTACCGACTGGTACAGCTTGCGGTACCTCGAAGAGAACACGCCCGTGCCCGAAGCGATTCTGGCCGCCAGGGCGTTGGCCCGTGGCAAGGTCCTCTCATGACACTCGCGCAACTCCAGCACATCTTTCCACGCGCCCGCTCTTTAGCGGGCGTTTTCATATCCTCACTCAACTTGGCAATGCTGAATCGGCAAATCAACACTCCCCAACGCGCCGCAGCCTTCCTCGCTCAAATCGGTCACGAGTCGGGTGAACTGCACTACGTGCGCGAACTGGGCAGTGATCAATACCTGAGCAAGTACGACACCGGCAGCTTGGCCGCGCGGCTGGGCAACACCCCCGAAGCGGACGGAGATGGACAAAAGTATCGTGGCAGAGGGCTCATCCAGATAACCGGCCGCCGTAATTACCTTGCGTGCAGCCAGGCATTGTTCGGCGATGATCGCCTGCTGCTCCAGCCACAACTGCTGGAGCAACCGCAATGGGCCTGCGAATCCGCCGCCTGGTTCTGGCAAAGCAACGGCCTTAACGAACTCGCCGACAAAGGCCAGTTCACCACCATCACCCGTCGCATCAACGGTGGCCTCAACGGTCTGGACGACCGTTTGCAGTTATGGGCCCGGGCGAAGGCGGTGTTATGCGCTTCCTAGGCGCGTTGCGCTTGATCGGTGTGTGCTTGCTCATGGCGTTGGTCTGGCAGGTACAGGCGTGGCGATACGGTGCGCGTATTGAGTTGCAATCGGTCGCCCATGCCCAGGCTCTGAGTCGACAAAGCCAGGCAGCCCTGGAGCGTCAACAGGCCGAACAAACCAAACGCCTGGCCCTTGAGCAACGCCTCAGCGCCAGCGATCAACAACACACCCAGGAATTAAGCGATGCCCAACGCAACCAAGTGGCTCTGCGCGATCGCCTGGCCACTGCTGATGTGCGGCTGTCAGTCCTTCTCGACACCACCGCCACTGGCTGTACAGTGCCAGCCGCCTCCACCCCCGGCGGCGTGGTTCATGCAGCCCCGCGAGCCCGACTTGACCCGGCGCATGCTCAGCGAATTATCCGCATCACCGACGACGGCGATAGCGCCCTGATCGCCTTGCGCGCTTGCCAGGCCTATGTGCAGGCCGTCGCGCATTAGCCTCTTGATGCACTCTGTACCTTGCATGGCCGATAGGCTCCTGTAGGGTAGGCAAACCCCCGCCCACTCCTGGAGACGACCGTGAAGGAAATCACTCAACTGGCTGCCGAACTGGGGCGCCGTTTGCAGGTGCTCAGTGCCCACGTGACCACTGCCGAGTCCTGTACCGGCGGCGGTATTGCCGAAGCCATCACGCGAATTCCGGGCAGCTCGGCCTGGTTCGAGGCGGGCTATGTCACCTATTCCAACCGGCAGAAGACCCGACAGTTGAATGTGCCGGAAAAACTGTTCGTCAAGGTCGGGGCTGTCAGCCAGGAAGTGGTGGAGGCGATGGCCCGCGGTGCGCAGGAAAAAAGCCTGGCGCGATTTGCCGTGGCGGTCAGCGGTGTGGCCGGCCCCGATGGCGGCTCGCCGGACAAGCCGGTGGGCA